GCTTTCAAGGACCAGGTGGTTGGTTCATTGATAACTGCTTGACAACTACAGGTGATAAGTGTCCCGTTTGTGAACACAATTCTACTTTGTGGAATTCAGGTATTGAAGCAAACAAAGATATCGTTCGTAAACAAAAGCGCCGCTTGAGTTACATCGCCAATATCTACGTTGTTTCTGATCCAGCACATCCAGAGAATGATGGTACTGTTCGTTTGTTCAAATTCGGTAAGAAGATTTTTGATAAAATCTCTGAAGCAATGAATCCAGAATTTGCTGACGAAACACCAGTTAACCCATTTGACTTCTGGGACGGTGCAAACTTCAAATTGAAGATTCGTAATGTTGAAGGCTATCGCAACTATGACAAGTCGGAGTTTGCTGAGCCATCTGCATTGTTTGATGGTGATGATGACAAATTGGAATCAATCTACAAACAAGAGCATTCATTGAAGGACTTCACAGACAAGAAAAACTTCAAATCATACGAGCAACTAAAAGCACGTTTGGATAAAGTTCTTGGCTTTGAAGGTGATGCAGTTCCTAGCATTCGTGCTGAGGATGTTGAGTTACACTCACAAGCCGCACCAATACCACTTCGTGCTAAAGCGCCAGCCGCAGATATCAACGATGATGATTTGGATTATTTCAAATCACTCGCTGACGAATAAACGCTCCTTTCTCAGAGAAACGTTTACCCCGCCTTGTGCGGGGTTTTTCATTAATACATGCGAGACAATAATCTACCGAAGTCTGTGTCCATCACATCGGCTGCGGCAATAGTAATTGGTGCTTGTTGTTGAGTTTGTGGTGTTGCTGGTGCAGTAACAGTAACATTAGGTGATTGTGGCATTAATGATTCACGTGTCATAGATGCCATCATTGTGCTTGTGTCACCAATTCTTTTTCCTGATGGACGATATAAATTTTCTGCAAATACTGTAGCGCCAACAGTCTTACCATTCGCCGCTTGCATTTCTGCCATTTTTTTATTGAATTTATCTTGTCCACCAACAGCACCATATGCAGCCACATTAGCGGCAGTAAATGAGTCCAAACTTGTTGAAATATTTTGTAGCGAGTTTGTGCTACTCATAATCATTTCCGCTGAACGAGCATCGGGACCTTGTTTGAAGTTTGAACTTGGACCTTCACCACGTGCACCAGTAACTGCTTGGAATTGATTTTTCTCAAACAGAACTTCTGGAATAGTCTTACCTGAATTTCTAGCACGATTCAAAATAACTGCCATAACGTTGGCATATTCTTGTTCATTACGTGACGATTCTGCATATACGGTACGCTTCAATAAATCCCAATCTGTTGAACTCATCGGTGCACCAAGATATTTTTCAGCATTCATTTTAGCATCATCATCAGCAGTAACTTTTGTGGCAGAAGTATCACGACCAACACCGGCACGTGATTTGTATCCTTCCATTCTTTGTGCATTCATTACTTGTTCATGTTTTCTTCTGGCTTCTGCCATTGCGTCTGGACCAGCCAGTTGTTCACCATATGCGTTTGTGCCTGTGACGAAATTTCCGTCCATAGCACCAGACATTGTTTCTGCTATAGATTGTGATGCAAGGTCACGACCCTCTGAACCACCTTCTTTTTCTGCTCTACCTAAAATTTTATCTGTGAAGAATTTAACTGCAACCACAGCGGCAGTAAGACCTGCGGCTAATAAACCTAATGGTGATGTTATGGCTGCAATACCGACACGGAGAACTGTTGCCAATCCTTCCATCAAACTCATCACACCAGGAAGTTTTGCTATTAGACCGGAAAACATTCCTGTAAATGAACCGACTGTAGATTTCAAAGTATCAAATATTTTGGAAACTCCCATAGTTAAAAATGCTATAATCGTTCCTAATATACCTCTGTTAGTTTCTTTATTGTCACCCACCTTTGTTGGTGATGTTTCTTTCTTTGCACCAAATTGTGCTTCATATGCACCTTCACGGTCTTTCGCTTTTGCAAAAAAAGCATCCGCTTTGTTTGTTGCTGTACCACCTTGAAGTTTTACCAGTTTAGAAACGTTTTGGCGCATAACGTTCATATCTCTAGCCATAGATGGAAGAGCCATAGAATTCTTAGCGGTGATTTGTGTATTCATACCAATCACATCCAACTTATCAGACTGTGCGGCTAAGATTGGTGTGGATTGTGATGATAGTTTATCTGCGGAAGACTTTTCTGCTATTGCTGAATATCCTTTACCAAATATTTTTCTACCAATAAGAGAACCAACACCAGAACCACCAAATAGAGCATTTCTGATATCCAATTTTTCAAGCGCACGTTTTCCAGCAGCCGATGCCAAACCACCAACTACTCCGCTGGTCTTGTATTCTTGTTTTAGAATTTCTGATAATCTACTATTCTTTGTTGCCATTTATCGCCTCTGTGCTTGCGCTTGTTTTAATTTCTCGTTTTCTTGTTCCAAATACTGCATCAACATATTTACGTAAATACTTCTTTCCCAAGGTATCATATTATCTAACTCTGTCAAACTGTATTTGTGGTGTTGCATCAATGCGAAGTTCGTTTGGAAATGATTAGTTAGATTCTCATAGCCAAACGTTAACCGAAAAAATTTTGAATTCCTTCTAGTTCAATATTCTCTTCGTATCCACATTTACCACATTTAAAATCTAACTTCTTTTTCAACTTCGGCATAGAACTAAAAAACTCTTTGATTTTTTCCAAATCTTTTGTTTGCATACTTTCCACAAATTCAATCAGTTCATCTTCTTTAGCGTCTTTTGCATAGTAAACATTGTCTTTATCGTAAATGAAGTCTATACACTTGACCGTCATTTTAATAATTGAATCTACCTCTTCTTCCGCTTTGAAATCTTTCAGTAAATCAAATGTCGGATACTTCATTGAGATTCCCATCTTGTCTGTGATTTGGATAGTCTTTTCAATATCCACAGATTCTGGAGTAATCTCATTTAATTTCAAATCAATCTCTACCACATGATTACACTTCTTCTCTTCTTCTCCGTCCAATTTTGGTAGAATGTTATTACACTTGTAACGCAAATTCACAACTTCACCCACGGAGACCGCACGTAGTTTCAAAAACAAATATTCAATGTCAAACAAAGGAAGTTCGTTAACATCAATACCTTTTGTGATGATACAGTTATTCAACACCTGTTTGATTGAATCAATTACCATATCAATATCATCACTTTCATTTGCCATGAGGAACAACTTCTCCTCTTTGACCGTGAATGCTCTATACTTAACAGTTTTGCCGGTTGATATCAATTTCGTGCTATAAACCGGCACATCAATTTTCGGTAAACTCATAATATCTCCAAATAATTATAATAAAACTCTTGTGGCGATACCGCCAACTTTTTGTGTAATCTCTTGATTGACTTGGTTAATTGGTCTAAGTAATCTTTCACCAAGACTGCCACCAATCTTCTCTGCAACTTGGTCACCGATATTGATTGTGCTGTCGTAGATGGTTCTAAATCTTTGATATGTAAACTGCACAGACACACGATGGAAACCATCCTCTGACCAACTTAATGGTTGTGCTGAGATACCAATAGGAAATGCATCAATCATTTCCACAGCGTAAATCTGTTTTACAAAATCATCATATTGTAAAACCTGAATGTTTGTCATGTAACGTGTCGCATCATCTTTAGCGAATCTCAGATTGTTTGTGTCTGTTGGCATGATAGATTCAATCCATCTGTCAAACAATTTACGTTCATAGAATTCATTGGTACAAACAAACGTTAATGTCGTTTCGTTGTATTGTGTTTGATATGGAACTTTGAAACCTGGTCCATAAATTTTAGCATCGGCTGTGATTAGAGTTTTACCGGGTAACTCTGACGATTCACATTGCAATCCAAGATAACGTGATAGTGAAGGATTTGCAGTTTTGGATTGTGCATCTTTTCTTTCTGTTGAAAAGATATCTTGCAACTCGGCAGTTAAGTTTGCTGGCAAGTTTGTCAACTTCTCCAAAATAGATTGACCAACAAAACCATTAATATATGTTGGAATAGGCAACACTACCTGGAAGCGACTAGGTTTTGCTAGTCCACCTTTAGATTTAATGTTAGATAGAAATTGATTTGGTTGAAATGCCATTTAGAATTTTTTCCTAGAGTCCGCCCAGACTTTACTTGTGCTTGCTTTCTCAAATTGTTCAACCGGTAGTAATGCGGCAATATCCCATTCGTCAGCAAATATTTCAACGAAGCGAGATTGAACGTGAGAACCTAGATAACGTTTGATACATGGTGTTGCTTCATACGCTTTTGAGAATGATGCCAGAAGTTGGTAGTTTAATCTCAACTTAGTATGGATATCAAATCTGGTATCTGAGGCATGTTCACTCAGTTTATCTAAAAGAATGATGCGTTGCTTTGGGTGAATGTAATGTAGATTCAGCCCTAAAAAACCGTCTGGGTATGGTTGAATTGGTATGACCAACGGGAACCTGTCGTAATATGGCAACTCATCCTTCAACTTTGGATCATAGTAGAAAAAATACATATGACCGATAAAACTGGAGTTTGTCTGTCTCAACTTATCTTGCATCAATTTTTGAGG